GCCCGTTAGGGCCCGCCGGATCGATCCGCGGCATTTCGCCGTCTCCACAAGGGTACTACGTCATTGGCTCCGATTAACCGGTACCGTACGCAAGCTGTAGGTGGGGATGAACCTGGGGGCAGTGCTTCTGCACTCGCTCCCGGGGTCACTGACTATAGTCAGAGTCCCTATCCAAAAGCTAGTCAACGGTGCTATGACGTGATCGGGTTCCCCGATCAGTCAAATGAGTTCTTACTTAGAACTCAAGGTTATATCGTGGGTAAGGGGTCTGGTATTGTGTCATCCTACTTTTCTTGTAGGAACTGGTACAATGCCGACATTTTCTTCGACTGGGATTTAATAGATCCAGGCGGAGTCCCATCCAATGGAGACCTTGCCACGACGCTCGTAGCTAGGACTAATCCTAGCAAACCAGAGATTAACCTCCCTGTGTTTGTATACGAACTTCGTGATATCCCTAAGATGATACGCCACGTCGGAAATCGAATCAAGAAAGTTCAGAAGCTCATGTCTGAGGGTTATACTCTCAGACTTGCTGCTGAAGACTCGCTTGCTCTTCAATTCGGCTGGGCTCCTCTTATTGGGGATTTGTTCAAAATTGTAGACGTTATGTTCTCTGTCGACCAAAAGGTGGCAGAGCTTAATCGTCTCTATTCTGAACGTGGTCTTAAACGTAGAATGGTATTATATAGAGGTGCCGCTTCGAATCCCTCTCGGGATTACTACGTCGGGCCTCTATACGGTAATCAGACATCAGTGCGGGTCCATTATGAGACCCGTCTGGTCAAGTGGGGGACGGTACACTACCGTCCCATCACAGTTCCGAATTACCGCGGGCATGATGAACAGATTAGAGCTGCTCGGCAAATCTGCGCCGGTTTAGCACTTAGGCCTGCTTCCCTCTGGGAAGCTATGCCATGGTCGTGGATGATTGACTGGTTCTCGAATGTCGGAGATTATCTTTCCGCGCACGATAATTCAGTTCCTTTATCCATCGAGGATCTTAACATCATGGAACATTGGAGCATCGTTCCCACTTCTTTTGAGTGGACGAGTAATCCTTGGAAGGCGAACTTTCGTCTTAACAAAGGTTATCCCATGCTTGATTTCAAGATGAGAACTCCAACGACTTTACCCGTTTTACCGACCCTCCACTTGCCTTTTCTTTCGGGCAAGCAGCTGTCAGTCCTGTCAGCTCTTGCTATCCAACGTTATGGAAAGTAAGAGTGGGTTGACTACCCAATAGACAGGAGAAGTACGTAATGGCGCTCACAAGCCCCATCACTGTGACCATTAATGCAGTCGATAAAGTCTGCAAGAAGATCAATCAGGATGGATACGGTAGTCACTACCGCTATTCGTCGTCGACTGAACGCTTGGATCTTAAGATCCGGCACGTCGCCGATAAACCGAAGAATGGTGTGACATATGACCGTCACAACGTCGAGTTGACGTGGACGCTCATCTCCGCAGATCCGGACGTTTCGGATACCGTGGTACAGGCTTATATCGTTCTTAAGAACGAGAGCACTGACCTCGGAACGAACGTTCCGTATCTGGCCGTCGCGCTCGCTGACCTCATCAAGGTTAGCGGGAACGTGGCTGCCCTTGTTGGCTGGGAGAACTAACCTAGCCAATAGTCTCAAGGGAATGGCTTACGCTTCTTAGCGTATGTGAGCCAGAGGACTATCCAACGAAAGGTCGTTGAATGTCTAAAAGCTCTGATTACGACTTCGTAGGTCTTTCTACGGCAATGTTGAAAGATGTTGCCGCATATTTCCCTACCGACCTCGTTGAGTGGAAACGTGATTTGTCACGGATCGCCCAACTAGTCACTAGTAGAGGTCAAGCAGTATTCACGCTTGATCTCCCTAAGCTAGGTAAAGCACTTGATGCCTCACTAGCTTCTGGCCGACTCGAGCTTGGTGGCTTGAACCATTCTGGTTCTCGCTATCCAAGGTCCAAAATCCCTAGACTATTCTGGGGGCTATGGTCTCGGCTCTTTAGTGACGATGGTTGTCTAAAGCAGGACATCGATCCAAATGTCGTTGTCTTCCTTCGTGGATTACTCTACGTCGGTAAGAAACTCGAGTTGGAATGTGCTCCTCGCTATCTCTTTGAGACAGTTAAGGAGTTCTACGATGTTGAAGCCCAAACGCCGACGCCGTCCCACTTCTGGGATGACGACAGTGTTGTTGATCTATCAAGGCGCGATTGCGGTGATCTTCTTGATTACCGTATTGGCCCTACAGATCTCTTCTGGATGCCTCAAAGAGGGTCCGAAGAACAAGCTTCTCTGCTCGCGGTCTGCCAACGAGTGGCAGATCATGTTGCGAGTGATATCGGATTTATTGAACCCGAATCTCTCGCATTTAGGCATGGACCTGGTGCAGTTTCGGATCTCAGAGCCGGAAAGGATTATAAATACGCCTTCCCGACCTGGAATCCTAGACTAGAAGCGTTCTTTCCTTACACGTCGTGCGGCAGTGTGCCGGCGATGTGGGAGGATGAACTGATGCTTGGCCTAGGCCAAGCTGAGACGCCCGATAAACAGGGCCCTTCTCAGGCTTCATTGCCATTCTGGCATGAAGACATCATGAGTGACACGGTACCAGGGGCAGAAAACAACTGCGTCCAACCGTTGTCCCTTTGTGACTCCAAGAGTCACCGTACAGTGGGGGCACTTCTCGAAGAGAGGTACTCTCGCTTGTACGCGGTCCCAAAGACTGCGAATGGCCCGCGACTTATCGCCGCGGAGCCGACTTGCAATCAATGGATCCAACAAGGAATCGCTGGAAAACTCCATCGATATACTCGAACTCCGGGTAGCCTTCTTCGACATTCTGTTTCCTTTCGGGATCAGAGTGCCAGCGGAAAGCTAGCACTGGAGGCTTCTAGACTTGGCCACATGTGTACGATCGACTTAAAGTCGGCGTCGGATAGACTGAGTACTCAACTCATTCAGCGGATGTTTCGGGGTAATGTTTCCCTACTACGTCTGATGATTTCGTGTCGGACTCGGTTTATCTCTAACACAGTGGACAACTTGCAACCGCGCTTGCATAAGATTCGCAAGTTCAGTACGCAAGGTTCTGCACTGACTTTTCCTGTTCAGAGCATAGTTTTCGCAACGCTGGCCCTAGGTGTAGGTTCTTTCCTACATCCGAAGGTTAAGCTGCGAGCTCTGGCCAGGCAGGTCCGCGTCTTTGGGGACGATATTATTGTCCCCACTGCATGGGAACCGCGCCTAAGGGAGGTACTGCACCTCCTAGGCCTCCGCGTGAATGATACCAAGACCTTTACGGAAGGTAACTTTCGTGAGAGTTGCGGTGTCGACGCGTGGTGTGGTTACGATGTAACTCCACCATACGTATCATGCGTAGTCCGCAAGACCGAACCCGGTAGCGTACTATCCAACGTTGCTGTCGCCAATAACTTCTATAAGAAGGGATGGTGGCATGCGGCCTCTTGGATAAAAGAGACAGTTGGTCACAAGGATATCCTTGTGATTGGGTACAACTCCGGGCAGTTCGGCTTCAAATCCGTCTGCGGCGCATCCCTACCTAATGCGGTATGGGATGATAAGCTACAGAAGTGGGTGACGGTGACTTTGTCTATCCAGGCAAAGTCGAACGTCGTGAAGCAGGACTCCGCTACGGCCTTGCTCGAGTTCTTCACCAAGTTTGGTGAGGATCACGAGACTACCGAAGTCAAACCCTATGTGGATTATGACTCTGGTATTGTTGTGGCGGGCACGCCAAAGTTCAGGCGTGCGAGGGTTGCCGTCGAGGAACTACTCTAGTTCCTTAGCGGTGGAGAGGTCTATTGGCCTTCGCCAATAGTCTCAAGAGGTG